AATATAGTATAAATTAAGGAAGTATCATATGCCAACAAGTTTTCAATTTAGACGAGGAACAACAACACAGAATAATGCATTTACTGGTGCGGCAGGAGAGTTAAGTGTCGATACCGATAAAAACACACTGAGAGTACATGATAACTCCACAGCAGGTGGAACAGAATTAATGTTGGCAGATGCTTCAAATGCCACTAATGATCCAACTATTACACTAACTGGAGCAGTCACAGGCAGTGGAACAATGACAAATTTGGGATCTGTTTCTATTGCCACAACTGCCACAGCAGATCCTACATTGACATTGGCTGGTGATGCCAGTGGAAGTGCTACCTTCACTAATTTAGGTAATGCTACATTAACTGTAACAGTTGCCGACGACAGTCACAATCACATTACATCAAACATTGATGGATTAGCAGAATATATTTCCGATACAGTTGGTGCAATGGTATCATCTAATACTGAATCAGGAATTTCTGTAACTTACGATGATGATGATAACACCCTTGATTTCAATGTAAGTGATCCAACAATCACATTAACAGGTGCAGTTACTGGTTCTGGTACAATTACAAACTTAGGTGATGTAAGTATCACTACAACAGCCACAGCAGATCCTACATTGACATTATCCGGTGATGCTTCTGGTTCAGCAACATTTACTAACTTAGGTAATGCTACATTAACTGTAACAGTTGCCGACGATTCACATAACCATTCTAGTTCTACTGGTGGATTTACTGTTGGTGGCGACTTAACTGTATCTGGTGGTGATATTACTTTATCAGGAACTGGTCGTATTCAGGGTGTCGATACTGTATCTTCAGGAACTGATGCTGCTAACAAATCTTATGTTGATTCAGCAATTAGTTCCCTATCATCTACTACACTCACAGAAGGTAACTCAAACGTAACTGTTGCAGATAGTGGAACAGGTACATTCACAGTAACATTAGATGCGGCAACACATACAACATTTAATAGCACTGGTATTGTTCTTTCTACAGGAACTTTCCAGGGTACAGCAACATCGGCTCAATATGCTGACTTGGCAGAAAAATATATTCCTGATGCTGAATATGGTCCGGGTACAGTGTTAATGTTTGGCGGAGATCAAGAAGTAACAATTGCCAATGAATATGCAACACATAGAATAGCAGGTGTTGTTTCGACCGATCCAGCATATATGATGAATTCAGACTTAGAAGGTGGTGTGTATATTGCACTTGCTGGAAGAGTTCCTTGTAATGTTTTTGGTACCTGCGAAAAGGGAGATTTAATGGTGACAAGTGATACTGATGGATGTGCAGTTGCTTGGACAGAATCATTTAGTCCACCATATGGTTCGGTTATTGGTAAAGCATTAGAAAACAAAGACACAGGAAATGTAGGCATTATAGAAGTTGTTGTCGGCGTTAGATAATGATTGAAGAACTTTATCGCGAAGATTACGAAGGTGAATTTGTTGTCACTGGTGTAACAATCAAAGACGGTAAAAAAGAGCAACAAAGAGAATGGGTTGAAAATCCCATCACAAACACACACGATTCAAACAGAGCGACTTGTCTAGCAAATGGTCCATCTATTGATGGATTTCCCATACATCATTTAGAAGCACACCAAGGTGGATTGTTAGCATCTATGTCTATGCAATGTTACGGTGTTAATGATATCTACAATTATATTAATTGTGATTTTTTAGTATGTTTAGACAAAGTGTTGTTGGAAGATATAATTGAAAAGAAGTACGACGAAAACAATATTGTTTACAGTAATGTACGTAATTGTTTAGATTACGAGGGACACTTTTATTTGATACCGCAAGGTACGAGAACAAGTCCGCATGCAACTGCGGTATGGATAGCGTGTTTTGATGGACACGAAGAAGTGTTTTTATTTGGATACGATCAATATGACAGAACAGGAAAACATTACCCTAAGTTAATTGACAGTGTGTACGCAGTCATGAAAGCATATCCAACTGTGCAATTTTATCATGTGACTTCACAAGGCGAAATGCCTGAAAAATGGAAATACTTACTTAACTTAAAACCGATGGATACCAGAGAGTATATCAGTTATTGTGACATTGGAACAAAAATACATAGAGTGGCACCGAAGGCCTAGGTATACAACTTTTCTATCTTATCTATTTTTTCGTAAACTTCATCTATTTTTAATGTCGCCCATAGTCCTGGGTGTAATGGTTTTGGGATAATTCCGTTGTCAATCCAACAATATCCAGTATGTTCATTATTTAATACTGGGATAAACTCGTCTTCGACTAAACAAAAAAATGTGTGATATATAAATTTACCATTCTGTGTGGTAAATTTTTCAATTGGAACTAATTTTATATATTCTGGAAAACTTCCAATTTCTTCGATACATTCACGATTAATAGTTTCTAACAGGGTTTCATCTTTTTCTTGTTTACCACCAGGTAATCCCCATTTTTCTGGATTCTTTGGATCGTTTCTTAGTAGATATAGATATCTTTTTGTTTTATTTGAGAAGAACCAAATTCCGACGGCTTCTGTTATAGTACCAATGACCATTCTCCACTAGGATATAACCCTTCGACTGATCTTAACCACTGTGTACCATCCCATTTATATTGAAGTTGGGTAGTTAAGTTACTTACATATTCAATACTTGAAGAACTACTTGCATCAAACACGACTTCCCAATACATACCATTGTACTCAACGATATCATTTTTATTGGCAATTAGTTGTGAATCATCTTTACCCTTCCATGCTTGCACAACTGCACTAGATGAATTGTTTGTGTTTCCAGTTGATTCGGTGAAAAGATATCTTTGACCATTCTTTGCTGCAGGAAATGTTGTTTTACCAGTAAGAACATCTGGTCCACTATTCAAAGGATTGACAACAGCATTTACCGCTTCTAATGTGTTTTGTGGAGTTGTGTCAGAATCTACAGTAAACAATAAAATGTTATCATCAGTAGGATGATATGCAATAGTTCCTACGATTTCTGTGCCCGTGACATCGTTGTTCAATCTCATTTGACTGATACCACCTTCGAGTACCCCATATTGGTCAACTACCGCTTTCCAACTTACATTACTAACTTGTGTAGATAGTGGATCGAATGAATTATTTTTTACATCTTCTGTATCATTCGATTTAAGAATTTGTAATTGGTTACCTATTAGTAATAATTGATATCCCTGTGGTGTAATCTTTGCTCTTGTGCCTAATAATAAATCATCACTGTTTAATGGATCGAAATTGTCTAAATCATCTACATCGAATACACTACTGATTACTTTATGTATTACACCCATCTTAGTTACTTTAGCAGGTAGACTAACCCAAATTGGTATTGTGAAATCCAGTGATGCCACATCAATTGGATCATCAGTTCCAACTGGTACGGTTCTACTACTCCACTGAACATTATTGAGTTCAACTACAGTTAAACTAGTCCAATCTAAATAATTGTCTGTACTTTGTATTTCAAGACTTGGATTGAATAAAGGTAATATCTGTTCAGTTAATTGTAATTTCTGATTTGTGTTACTTGTCCATATATCTAATCTGATTGTCAAATTGTATGGGGAAGGCATATGTCTTTCCACAGTAAATGCATTACCTTGTGTTGTTTCGTATGTTTCTGTACTTGGGTTATATTCTCTTTGTTTAACTTGAACTTTACCAACAAAATGTGGTTCTTGGACTCTATCTCTGGCATATTCCAAACCAGTAACATAGAATGTCATCATTGGGACATTCAAAATACTACTCTGTGAATTATTTTGAATAATATTTGCTACTTGTCTTGATGAATCACCATAACGAATTGGAACAGTTAGGTAAGTTATATTTCCATCAGAGTCCTTTCCATACTCGACTTGATAGTTACTAAACAATCTAGTAAATTGTAGCAAAAATCTTCTTATCTGAGCATCGTAATGAAATTGTACTGGCATCTTAGTTGTCTGCTGATGGTTTTAATAAATCACTTAATCCTTGTAGAGTTGGTATGTTTCCTCTATCTTTTGTAGTTATCGTATCTGAGTCAGTAATAAATTTATTACGTTGTGTATTGTTATCTGTTTCACCAGGTGTTAAATTGGTTCTAACATTATCTTCAACTTTGACCCAACGAGTTCCATCAAATCTAAACAATCTATTTGGAAAATAATCTAATCTCAATGCATAATCTCCTATTAAAGGATTCAATGGGAATGTAGTTCCAGGTGTCACTGGTAAACCATTAGGTGGTAAGTTATTACCAGTTAAATATCCTGCTAACCAACCATTTGCCTCTGGTGTTACATTTGTTTTATCTACTGTTACACCATCCATATCGGCTGTAAAACTTGTGTTATCTGCTTTGACACCCTCTGGATCATCTGGAATTTTATCTGCCCCCACTGGTTCTATATAAAATTTACTTACATCATATCCACTCGATGGGAGTTCTGCTACTGCTTGAGCAACAATTTTTTCATTTATCTCTTGGTTACGATTATGTGTACTGAGGATATCAGTTAATGTTCCACTAAATTGATCATCTGCACTAGGAACAGCACCAGCAACTGTAAAGTCTTGATTTAGTGAATCTGTACTATCTGCTGTGTATACATCACTATCTACTGTAATTGTAGAATCTGATGTGAACCATTCTGTTGTACTATCTCTTTGTGACTTGTCAGCATATAAATCTAAAACAGATTTGTACTCTTGACTTCCCACTAATGGAACTGCTTTAACTCTCCAAAGATGTGGATACCAAGTTGGTGAGAAACCTTCACTTGCATAACTTGCATCTTGTATCACATATAATTTAGGTAACGGAGTTTGTAATGAAGTGTCGAGAGGGTGGTAGTCTCTTAAGTTTGGTACCTCGATGACATCACCATTCATTAACTTTCTTCCAAATGTATCAATCATAGTGTTGTAATGGAATACTACAAACAATGTATCTTGTTGAAGGAATAAACCAAACTGACTTAAATCAAAATCTATATCTTGAACATTGAATACACCTCTTTGGATGTAAACATCTTCATCATACTTTCTATCTCTGTTTTCTAATAGTAAGACATCCTCAATAAAAAGAACATCGGTATCTGTTGTACCTGGTTGTGTTGCATCATAGCCATCATCAGAAGAGTCTTTTGTATTGTCTCCAGTTTCTGATGGTCCTAAATATTTGTGAACATAAATATCGATACCACCAACTGTAAATGTTTCGGCAACGGTTCTATCTATGAATCTATAATCGTTTCCTTTGTAAGGTTTGTAATTACTTAATCGTGGCATCTTCTTGTGAATTGAATTTTCATATCTTGTATTTATCTTCTAAATTGTCAAGAATTTTTACTAAAATCCCAAAACCGACTAATTAAATTTAAAAAAAATTGAAAGTTGTATAACTATAGTTTAAAAAGATACTAAAATATTTTATATATGGCAAGAGCAAAAACAATTGATCAAAAAGGAATGGGTTTAGAACCTACTTGGATTGATGTCGATAATAGGTCATTGGCTATCGGTCAGGCTTTAAATTGGTATAACTATTACAACGGTTATAAAGAAGCAAAACAATTTATATGTCAGTATCTTGTAAAACAAGGTAAGAAAGATATTGCTACACTTGTTAAGAAAGTAAAAGATTATGATGTAACGAAGTCTATTGGTTGGTTAGTTCAGATGAACCACAATGGATTAGAATTAGAAGATCACGAAGTAAAGAAAATAGACAATCATATTGATGAACTAGTACAAATAGCAAAAGGAATACAGGAAGAGAAGACCGAAACCAAAACATCTAGACCAAATGTTCAAGAAATAATGAAAGAGAGAGCATTGGAATTGGGTGGAGAACTAGAGGGACTATTAGATGAGTATATAAAACTCGGTGTACCCACTTCTCATAAAATAAAACCCATAACTGTATTGATGGAGTCTTCTGTACTACCTCAACATATAAAAATATTAATTGAAGGTTGGGAAGCACATAAAAACGAATTCGAAGAAATACTCAAGACAGAAGATAAAGATTTGTTAGAAGCATATAGTAATTTTGGGAAGATTCAAATCAAAAATTTAATTAAGTTCTGTGACTTAGTAATAAAAGATTTAAATAGTTATAAAACCTACAAACAATCAAATAGAGCAAAACCTAAAAAGAAACCAGTTCCAGTAACTAAACTCGTTGAAAAACTAAAATATCTCAAAGAGTTCAATGATTTAGAATTGAAGAGTGTTTCACCAACAAAAATACATGAAGCACAAGAAATGTTTGTTTATGATACAAGTAAGAGAAAACTACATTACTACAAAGCAGATCAGTACAGTGGTGGACTGAGTGTAAAAGGTACGACTATTATTGGATTTAGTGCAGATGAATCGTTTATGAAAACTCTAAGAAAACCAAAAGAACAATTAAAAGAGTTTATGAAATCAAGTAAACCAAATAGTCGTAAATTCATTCAAGACATAAAAGCAGTAGATACTAAACTTACTGGTAGATTTAACGAAAACATAGTTATATTGAAAGTTTTTTAG